GATTTTAACCATATAATACCATTACGTGTTATTTTTTCTTCAAATGTTTCATTCCAACATACAGTATATGCTGCTAATTGTAAATCGTATGATGTATGTAAATTATTTGATGTTTTGATGTCTAGTATCCATAATTCACCTCTCAATCTAACAACTAAATCACAAGTACCTGCAATTTTATGAGTGTCTGAAAATAAATGAATTTCACTTTCAACTAGTTCAGGTTTTTCAGTTTCCCAAAATTCAACAAATTTAAGTAACATTTGCCAAACATTTAAAGAACAATTAGCGTTACCTTTATCGTCTAACCAGTTGATTTGTTCGCCTTCTAAATATTTTTCAATTAAACTGTGGGTTTGTGTACCTTCATCAGCTGATTTTCTAGCTATATATTCAGCATTATGTCCTACATCTTTTAACCAATTTTCGAAAAATTTACCTTTAGGAAAGTACTGTAAAATACTAGTTACTGAAGGATAGTAAGCATTGTTTCGTTTGTAGAATCTGTTGTCTAAAAAGTTGACTTGTTGACTTACATTGTCTACTTCCAATATACGTTTAATATTTTTTTTATGGATTGAATGTCCTTTTTCTATCATAATTGTAGTTTTTTCTCAAGTAAACTTGAGAATGTTAATGGTAAAGTGTTTTGAATAAGATTAGTGAATTTTTCAAAACCCATGTCGCTTGGGTCTTTATCATTTAAGTCAACTAAATAAACCTCTTTACCTTCGTTTATTAGTGACTCACAAAAATTTAACGCTTGCTTAATTGCGTCTTTATCTAAGGCTATATATATTTTTTCTACTGATGAATTAGTAATTTTCTTCATCAAACTTTTTTGAATTGTTTTTCCTAACAATGGTATAGCATTTCGTTTAATAGCTATAGCATCAAATATGCCCTCACATAATACTATAGGTACATTCCAATTAATGAATAGTTCAAGTCCAATTATGTCTCTTGACACGTCTGGATTCTTATACTTCATTGTTGAATTTTTGTTGAAATTTCGAGCTGTAAAATAATTAAGTGTGCCTTCTTCATTATATGATGGCAAAATAATCATGTTTGAGTAGTTACCAAATTCACAGTATCCTATGTTGTACTTTACAATGTCTTCTCTTGATATATTTCTTGCTTTTAAGTAATGTAAGGCATGTTTTGCAGTTATGTCACTTGGTGGTTTAATAAGTGAAATAAATTCTTTAGGTAACTCTACTTTTTTAACTGTTACTTTTACTGTACTGTTGTTTTCTTTTGGAGATGATTTAACTAAAAATCTCAACTCACTTACTTTATCTGGGTCAGCGTCGATTTTTTTAAATAAAGTAGTTAGTTTTTTACCTTTAAAACCACACGTCCAACAATTATATGATTGAAAATGTGACGACGACTCGTCTAAGTTTACTTCGAGTTTTAATTTATGATGTTTACATTCAGGACAATGGTATGCTCTGTTTCCCTTAGATGTAGGTTTACCCTTACCTAAGACTGTGTCCATTAAATATATTAAGGCATTAATCATAACTTAAATATAATAACAATCAATGTAAAATCCTAGTTTAAACATAGAACCCTAAAATAACGACCCAATATCGTATTTAAATGAAATCAGCTTTAAAAAATTTTCCTAAAACTGTGTCATTATAACTATCTACGGTTAACACATCTTCTTTTATTTGAAATGCTGCTTCCCAATATGTCAGAAGTTTTTTACTAGGACACATCATCAGTATTTCTCGTGTGAATTTTTCTTTACCTGATGTTTTGATTTCTTCAAGTAGTGGCTTGTTGCTTCCCCAGTAGTTTTGCCAATCGGCCTCTTTAACTACTAATTTTTTAGATGGAGTTCTACCACGTTGTGTAGGTAATGCTGCCTTTTCCTTTTTGCCTAGTTTAACATTGGTTTTAGACATTAACTGTTTTTTACCGATGTAAAACTTACCTGTTTCGTTGTTGGTAATCTTATAAATGAAGCCGAATGTATTTTCAGGGAAATCTTCTATTTTTTCTATAACTTTATTTTTATATAACCAATTGCTCATTTTATTATAAATATATAAAAACAAGTTTTTTATTAATATAGATAAAACTACCTGTCTATGTTTATCAAAATAGAAAGATTAGTTGTTGGAGACATAGGTAATGGTTGAGCTAATTTACCTACCGCTAATAAATTTTGTGCTTCATCATATAAACCTACTGTTGTAATGTAAGGTGAAAAATAAGATTCAGTTACAAATCCATATGGAATACCGTTTTTATCTTCATTACTACCTGAGATAGCACTTGGGTTTAGTGTAGACGTAAATTCATTTTCTCTAATAGTACATTTATACTGTGTTTCATAGATAATATATGAACTTGAAAATGAACATGTAACATTAGACGACGTTATGAAATTAGTTATAACATTAGAAGATGCTGATGTGATTGTGATAAGACCGTGTGGGTAAAATATATTTCCGATTATTTCACTTCCTGATATTATATTTCCTTCTCCATCATCTGTTAAACTACCGCTGTCTGTTATAAAAGTAAATGAGTTAGGTCTTATAAAGTCTCCAAATAAACGAACTGGAATAGATATTACTCCTATAATGTCGTTTGATGATGTTGGAAAGTACTTTGGATAAGATAATGTAGTTTGTAAGTAATTATCATATGCTGTACTACTAGATGAACCTATCAATCTGTCTCCTTCTTTGTCTCTACCAGGAATTAAAATTGGTCTACTTGCCTTATCACCATAACTTGAACTTAAATAATTTGAATAGTATAATTCTTCTACTGATGAGTAAACTAGTCTTTGATATTGAGTTCCTAATTGTCCTGTTGTAGGATCAGATAATGGATTAAATAATGACGATGATAAGTTTTGTCCTAAAAGTCTATTTATTCCAACATAAGATGATGTTAACTCAGTAACACCATAAAACGTAAATCCTTTATTTACCTCAAATGGAGTAACAACTATATCAGAAGCCAAAAATTGTTTATATGCACTCATTTAAAATATATAAATTTACTAAAGAAACATCATTTAGATTAAAAATCTAATTTGACGCGTACAAGTGCTTCTTTGGTAAAATCTTTTAATAATGGTCTACTAAGTTTAGCTACTGCTAATAATTCATTTGTGTCATTATATAAACCTATTGTTGTAGGGAAAGTTTGTGGATTATTAATAAATGAATTAAATACAACTTCACCAGTACTTCCTGATATGAAACTTGGATTCTCTGTATAATTAAATTCAGCGTTTCTAGCTCTAATAAATATATAATCTGAAGAAATTGTTTCTTGGCTGTTTAAAGTGAATGATTTAGCTCCTGTTCCATTTATAGCATTAAATAATGCTCTATAATTTAATCCGTCTGAGTTATATGATTGACTAGAGATTAAACCTATTGATTCACTTAATGCATTTGGGTTTAAAATAATAGTTCCTATATCTGGTAGCAACCAACCATAAGATCCTTGAGTTACACTATATCCATTAGGATTAGTTGTAACCACTGTTCCTTGAGAACCACTAACTAATTGATATACTCTACCTGCTTCATTATAAACAATTGATGGTGCTACTTGACTATCATCTGTTATTGTAATATATCCTGTACTTCCAGATAATGTTAATGATAATGAACCTGGAAATAAACTTTCCTTATAACGAGTTCTATCAATTGATAGAACCCAAAAGTCAGATGATGTTACTCCACCAAATATAAAATTAGCGTTTTCATCTCCTAATACTAATACTTGATATTGTCCATAAGTAGTTAATGTTGGAGAACTTCCTATTACTGCGTTATTGTAGAATGAACTTCCACTACCATATTTGTTACCATAAGCTATAGCAAACTGTACTTCAGCTGAAGCATTTGTAGACGCAGTTTGATAAATATTAAGATAAAAATTTCCAGAAGATCCTGCCTCTTGAACTGATGAAGTGTAAAAATTAATTAATTCTACTAATCCTTCAGACCACAATGTGGCTGTTATAGAGTCAGAACTTACTACAAAATCTTCAGGTGTTAAACGATTAAATGACATGTTTTATATTTTTATGATATTTTAGTTACTATTACTGGGATTGTGATTCTTGCTCCACTGTCTCTACCTTCTACTGTTAATGTGGCTTGTAATTGAGTATTTGAACCAAATAATGTATTTACTGTTGTTGCTCTAATGTTAATAGTAGTACCAACAACTGTTTTAGAAACATTAGTACCTAATGTAGTTGTAGTATTTAAAGTTTGAGCAGCTGGTGTGTTGATACCTACACCTTCAAATGTATTAAATAAACGCACGTCTGATATTGTAGCTGTATATCCTGATGTTTCGTAAGTATTACCTCCAAAATAATTTAATGTTTGAGGAGTAATTGCTAATGATGCTCCTTGTTTAATTACAATTGCTGAGTATCCTAAGTCAAGAATAGGTATTTTAGCTGTTCCTCTAGGTAATGTCACAAGTTTATATTTCATAATTTGTGTTTCTTGAGGAAATGCTTCTAATAAAGGCATGTTCAAAATAGCCTCACCATAATATGATGAACCGGATGGGTGATTTGGATTATATAATGTATAGTTTACTTCATCGTCTGCTAATGCAAACTGTGTAATTTTAAAAGAACCATTGTTTTGAGCTAATAGTTGTCTTCCTTTTGTTGTTAAAATTGCGTCTACTGTTATGACTGCATTATTTAGATATCCCATTGTTTGATTTTTATTATAAATATGGTTAAATTATATTTTTTATTTAAATTAATCCTTTTTCTTTAAG